ATTTGAAAATGAGTAACATTTACATACGTTTTTGCGTATGTAAAAACGACAATAAAACTAACAACAAATATAACTCGTTTTGTTAAATTTTGATTTTAAAGCCAAGTAAATAAAGGGTTACGAGGATACAGAAATAAGATCCTTATAACCCTAAATCATTACTTTTTTACTCGTAAAATACTATTAACTTAGCATCTTTTGCCATAGCATGTTCTATCCTTGCTCCCTGACTTTCCTCCCATCCTTGTAGCATGTATATACCCTCACATTGTAATAGATTAGCAATATCCTTTGCAATATGTGCTTCCCAAGGGTCTGTTTCAGATAGTCCGTTACAAAGAGGATTGATAACCTCGTGTCCTAATGCTTGGAGTTTGTCAGCAACATCACTAAATCGCTTGCGTGTGTGAGTTAGGTCTGTGCCGCTAATCTTTCCTGAGATATATACTTTCATATTCTTAACTTTTTGACGATGGTTTGTACTTGTTCCTTGAGTTGTGTCCGTGTGCATGTGTTATCAATCACAAAGTGAAAATCACTATCAGGCACATTGTCAAGGTCTATTTCGGAAGGGTGTGTATCCATATTGCCCATTCTGCATTTCACACGGATAAAGACTGGGTCAAGTAGTTTCATCTGTTCATACTCCACTTTGAATCGCATGTCTGTGATAATCACCCTTGGAAACTCGTAATTCTCATAAGCCAATCGCTTTAGCATTAATTTAGCGAATATATCCTCTCCGAGTAGTTCCTTGTAAAAGTCGGCTGTCTTTCGGTACAGCTCTCTTATGGTTAGGTTGCTCGATATACCATTGACATCTACTAATCGGCTTTCCTTGTATAGGTCTAATATGTATGGGGTCTGTCCTACTACTTGGGACACTATCTCTTTGACTGGCTCGGCAAAGGCTCTTAGTGCGTATTTACGTTGGGTGTAGTCATTGAATAGATTAGCCACGGTGTCCTTTCCTACTCGTTTTTTTCCTGATAGGACGATGAGTTTTTTATTCATAGTTGTTCCTTTTTATAGGTTCGTATGAGTGCTTTTACGAGGGCTTCACGAGCTTCATTGTAATCGTCAAAATCACCTTGAAAAGCTAATTGATTTATTCGATATAAATTAGGCTTTGAAATCTCAAAATAATAGTAAATACCTTCATCAGGATAAGGATGACTCTCTAATCCGATGTAACTATCAAATCCTTTTTCTCTAAACAACTCAAATACTTGTTCCCATGTAGGAATTGCAGTTCTTAAGACAAAATGCTTGTATATATCTAATTTATTTTCTAAAAATTGATTTTTTACAAATACTACATCTTCTAACATAACACTTACATCAGAACACATCTCTTCTTCAAAATTTATAAAACTATAGTCTTCTGAATGTGTTTCAATATTTTCTACCAAACAAGGTTCATTAAACCCTATTTCTTTGAGTTCTTTGGCTATTTCTATAGGGACAAGCCAAGTGGGGTAGTTGCTATTTTTCATCTTTCACAAATTTACCGTTAATCATTTTTCCAGTTCTGTTTTTGATTTCGTTGTAGGCGATATTTAGGCACTCCTCAAGGGTGGTGCTTTCTAAGAGAGCTATATTATGAAGGCTATTAAATAACTCTAACATATCATCGAAATCAGGTATACTGACTCCATTCCTTTTATATGCAAATTTACTCAATATAAGACTTAAATGAGAATTAACACCAACAGCAAGTAACACTTTATCCACCTTTTTACAAGGGAGTATTTCAGTTGCAGTCTCTATATACAGTAATACATCTTCTACTATAAATTCGCAATAGTTAATAAGGCAAATCATAGTATCACCTATCGCATCTTGGATAGCTGGTTTATCATTGTCATAACACGACTTAATAAGCTCGCCAACCTCCTCGTGTGTCTTAAGGAGTTGGTCAAATGGGGTGCTTTTCTTAAATATCCCCCTTTCTTTTGCCCACTCTTGGATAAGTGGGACGAGTTCTTGGATTGTTTTGTTCATTTTTGTATGTTTTTTAATCGTTTTGCTATTAATTCTACTATATCCACGGTTACAGCGTTACCTATGAGCTTGTATCGTTGTGTCTTAGCAATAGGTTTTATTGTGCCGTTGTAATCGCCATATTGTGTCCAGTTGTCTGGGAACCCTTGTAGGCGTTCACATTCTATTTCAGTTAAGCGGCGCATTCTACTAATGGCATAATTACTGTTATGTATTGTTAGAGCTGGACTTATTCCCCTTACATCAAACACTCTATTCTGTTGATAGGGTTGTCTGCCGTTGGATTCAGTAGAAGGGTTTATCTGTATCACGGTCATATCGGAATGTAAGCCTCCTGAGTGTCCGCCACCTGTGAGTGTGGCAGCAACTTTGGGGACTATATAAGTATCATAACTCCCCATCTTGGAGTAGCGGGCTGTTATTGTTCGTGCAAGTGAAGTTTTGAAATTTCTACCTCTCCAACCTTTTTCCCTTGCCTTTCTGTCAAGTAATTTATCATTTTCTCCGATAGGAAATACTCCTGGGATACTTTTTCCTCCAAGATGTCCGATAAGGTAAATCCGCTCTCTATTTTGGGGTAAAAGCCAGCTTGTATTAAGCAATTGCCATTCGATTGTATAACCCCCAATGTTGGCAAGCGTTTTGATAATCGCCCAAAAGTCTGCGCCAGCATTTGAGGAGAATGCTCCCTTAACATTTTCCCAGACAAAAAGACTTGGTCTAAGCTGAGCAATGAGGGCAATTGCGTGTTCGATAAGGCTACTTTTGGCTCCTTTAAGCCCCGCTCTTCTTCCAGCAAGGCTGAAATCTTGGCAAGGCGATCCGAAAGTGATAATGTCAATGTCTGTAAAGTCTCCTCCGTGAATAGAGGTAATGTCTCCGAGGTTGATTGCATGAGGAAAATTGTATTTATAGTTAGCAATAGCGTGTTTGTCAATCTCACTAAAATAGTGCTCTGTGAATTGGTAACCTGCCTTCTGAAAGCCCAGAGCAAATCCCCCAATTCCGCTAAAAAGGTCGATGATTTTCATTTATTTTTTATTGTTATCATTGATACTATCCAAGTGTAGATACACGATTTCCGATATATCATCCGCATAAGATTTGAACGCTTCAAGGAGTTGAGTATCGGCTTTATTCACTCTATAAAACTCATCTACAATATCCCTTGTGTGCTTCTTTACATTCTTGAAGTTGCTTTTGAACTTATACTTTAGATTGCTCTCGTCAATCATGTGTAACAACTCGTTAGTAGCATCCGAGAACGCTAATGCAAGGATTAGGTAATGCGCCATCTTTTCCCGCTTAAGAATTGGTTTTACTTGATTTTCTCTGTAATTAGATACAGCTATTTCCATAAGGTATTTGGCTTCCTTTTCTGTGATTTGTAAGCCCCTCGCTCTTAGTTCTGTTAAAAATTTTGTACTTTTCATTTTAAAATGGACTGTTGTTTTTAGGGTCAATTTTTGGTAAATTATTTTCTTGTTGAATATTCATGCTTACACTTCCTCCTCGTTCAAAAAAGCGCATGTATTGTAGCTGGCAGCCTATTATTATTCCTCCTGTTGTGCCATTGCGAAACTTTGAGATGATAACCTCTACCTCGTTATCGGTTGGCGTGCCGTCCTCCCATTGGGGTATCTGATAATATTCAGGGCGATAGAGGAATAGTACATTGTCAGCATCCTGCTCTATGGCTCCCGATTCTCTCAGGTCTGAAAGCATGGGTCGTTTGTCTCCTCGTGTCTCTACTCCACGGGATAGTTGGGATAGGGCAATGATGGGTATATCTAATTCCTTAGCCAACCCCTTGAGGGTACGGGATATTTCGCTTATCTCTTGGTCTCGTGTACGTCCTCTCTGGGAGTTACTGATAAGTTGGAGATAATCTATGTAAATTATCTTTACCCCCTTTTCTCTCACCCACTTTTTCGCTTTGATTTTTAGAGATAACAGAGTGAGAAAAGGTTCGTCATCAATATACAGCGGCAACTTTCCGAATGAAGGGCGGAGACTTACGGCTACATCCATCTCACTCTGTGAGAGTGTACCAATAGCTAACTTATTGCTATCTATCCCCGCATAGTTTGCGAAGAGCCTCGCTGTAAGTTGTCGTGCGCTCATTTCGAGGGAGAATATCCCTACGGGGTAGCCTAATCGTGCCTGATGTAGAGCATCACTAAGAGCGTATGCTGTCTTTCCCATGGCAGGTCTTCCTGCTATGATTACAAGGTCGCTTGGTTGGTATCCGTTGAGCTTGAGGTTAATATCCCTCACAGCGGTAGGTATTCCCGCCCTCTCTGTTTTGGTCTTGAGTACTTCTGTAAGATAATCACCTATCTCCTTGGGCTGCTTAATTGATAGCCAATCGGAAATCTTGTCAAGCTCTTTGTAAGAGCCATCAAGCAACTCGAATATATCCGTATCCTCCTCATACGACTGCTCTGCAAGATTATATCCTACCTCGATACTCTTACGCTTAACGTACATCTGCATAAGAAGTATGGCATGGTTCTGTATATGCGCTGAAGAGGATACCCTTTCCGTGAGCGCCACAAGGTAACCACCTCCTCCCGCTTCTTTGAGCTTGCCTACTCGCTGAAGCTCTTTCTTTACTGTCATTATGTCCACCCCTTGCGAGGACTTGTACAGGGAGAGAATAGCATCATAGACAATGGCGTTTTTAGGGGTGTAAAAAACATTCGTGTCTTTCACTACTTCAACCACCTCAGAAACTCCTCGTTGCTCTATGAGCATGCCCCCAAGTACGATAGCCTCTAATTCAGGGTCATTTGGTATTTTTCTGTTTTGCATTTTTAAGCCTATTTTTTTAATAAACTACTTCGTTTCCATGTTCGTCAAAGCGGATACGTTTTGGCGTTGAAATTTGCGGTTGTGGTTGCGCTATAGAGGGCGATATATCTTTTCTTCTCATCTCCCATGTACGCACAGCTGCTTTCCAATCTTTCATTGGCTCTTTTCCAATCTTCCAGCCCTTGGAACTGTAAAAGTCGCAGAATTGTTGCCCTAAAATACCATTCTTGCGCTCATCGCAATAAGCCTGCACTTCTTCAGGGGTTGGTATGGTAAATTTCTTCCGCCCGCCGCCGCTTTGTTCTTTTGGAGTTTGAAGGGTCTCTATGGGAGATTCTGAATTTTCGTTTTCCAAATCAGAAACCGCAACGTCGCTTTTTTGTTTCTTTTTTTCTAAAAAAGAAATATTA